TCTTCTCTAACTTTAAAGCCGACAGGAAGAGGTGTAGTGACGATTTCAGAGAACTCATTGCCCAAATTGACGATATTATGTTTACACAGAAGTTTTCGGGTGCTGCGGTCGGGATTTTTAACGCAAATATAATTTCAAGAGATCTTGGGTTAATTGACAAAAAACAAATTGACGCTCGTCATCTTCATGCAAATGTAGCACCGTTGACTCCAGAAGAAGCGAAAGCAGCTAACCAAGCATTAGAGGACGATTTCTAACACAAAATCGACTATTAAAAAAAAGTCAAAAAAAAAGGACTCGGAAATTAATCCGGGTCCTTTGTTGTTAATAAGGCCCAATGGGCTCAGGAACATCTACTCTTTTCAGTAGTATGTTGCTCCTAAAATATGTCTCAATACTTATGTACCAGTATTCAGTAGGAAGAGTTCCCTTTATGCCAATTTGACCTCCAGCTAGGAGAATCTCGTCGACAGTACCAGTTACTTTTTCGTACTTATTTTGTCCAGTATAAACCTGGAAGGCACATGCAAATTTATCCCCGACAGTAATTGACATACTATGGAGAAGGGTGTTAATTGGATCCATTTAGCGAATTTTATTAAAAGTTATAAAAAAGCCGGAATATTAATATTCCGGCTATTTGTTTAAATAGCTACTTCTTCGGTAATTGATACTTCCGGAGTTGCTTCTGCTAACTTCTTAGCTTCCATCGCTTTAATGTATTCTCCAACTTGACGATAAACAGTCGAGCTGTTAAAGCCAGCAGCTACTATTTGCTTTCTGGAATATCCAGTTGCATAAAGTGACTTCACTTTGTTGACAGTATTAAGATTAGCAACTTTAAGTTCTTCCATTATACTTTCAGGAATTGCTTCTTCCGGTGTAGTGGATGCTTTAGCGCCGGTCTCTTTTACTATCTGCAAAGTGGGCTTCGGAGTACTAACTATCACAAGTGCTTTAGGAGCTTCTGTTCCCTGTGGAACATCTACTACTACTGCTTCGATGTTAGATACTGGAGTTGCTGTTTCGATTGTTGCTTTTTTGTTGTTACGTGACATAAAATTAAAATTTGCGCCGACTTACTTTTTTTGCGACTATGTTTAGAAAATAGTTACGTGTTAAGCAATATGTCAAAGAACTGATATGTGATAGCTGCTAACTGTTTAGCTGCTGTGATATTGTAAAGCTACAAAAAGCATTTCACAATATCAACTTTATTTTAAAAGAGTTATGAACATTTGGACTAACTGTTTAGTACCGCTCTCCCCCTTTCTTATACAAATGTACGGCAGCCTATGTTAATAGGCAAGAGCAAAACTACTCATTTTTAAAATAAAGTAAAAGTACCATGTCCGGGTGGGTGCGCCCGTCCGCCCGTATAATAAAGGGGTATTTGAGCACATAACCAAATAAAGTTATGAACATTGCGGTTCCACGTGGAACGCTTTTCTAATAGATTAAGGTTGCAACATTAATGTTTAAACATTGATTCGGGAACTAGCCCTCCCAACCTAAATGTGGATAACTTTCTGTTAAAGAGCTTGGTTATGTGGTAGGAATCACATGGCTCATTTTAAGGCGATTGTAGCACCTTTGTCCTTTTTGCATACTAACTACTGGCTCAGGTAGAGATCTTGCTTATATAAGGAAATCGCTCTTTTTGGGTATAACTGGTTCATAAGTACTTTGTCTAACCTATTGCTGTTATGACATATAGAACTACTTTTACCATGTCGCAATAGTGCGGCACTAAAAAACACACATATGAAAAAGTTCACATCAGTAGACGTAATTGGATCCTTTATTCTTTTGACTGTTATATTAACAGTTATAGGCCTATTCTTTTTTGCAGGTAACGGTCAGTTCATAGCTAAATTTTAATCATATGGAAACTTTGCTAATATTGTTAGCCATAGCAGCTATCTGTCTTCTGCCGTTCTTTTTGTTAGTCAGTAAGCCTAAATGACTATGGTTCCACGTGGAACGCCCCTGCACCCGTACCCGGGGCGGGGTACTCCCATGTTCATAACTGGTGGATAACTAGGTTGTGTATATTTGGTATTGTGGTAGGTGGGTCGTACTTTTACATACCACCAATTAGGTGGCTACCGTCCTAGGTTCCACAGTAAAGGTTCCACGGGCACAAAACCAAAAAAATGAATATTATAACATTAGTAGACGGCACCCAATTAAGAACCAATTTTGCAGTTAGATTCACTATGGAATCAGAAGGTAGATTTAATGGGATATTAATAGCCATTATATCTATACAACATATTCCGGGTAAGTTCTTGTGTATTGAAGCTACCAAAATCAAAACAATAGACGTGGCGGATGAAACTGTCTTGGCTTTGTATAATGCCGGGGAGCCTAGTACCGTCGCTATCTGTACGCCTAAGCCGGAGCCAGCGCCTAAGGCTCCACGTGGAACCGGGTTGTCAGCAGCTAAAAGACAGCTGACAAAAGACATCGCTAACCAACGTGAATTTGTTGCTGACATACTAGACCAGTTGACTAACCAACATCCGCAGCCAAACGGGGATATCTACCTGCATGGGGAGCGGATTACCAAACATACTTACAATGTGGAAAAGGCTAACCTAGATATTATGATTGCCAAGCGTCTTAGGTTAGATAGGGACAAATATACCAAGTAGGTTCCACGTGTAACCAAGCTACCAAGGCGGTCATAACGACCGCCTATTTTTATGTGCGGTCATAAGAGCAGACAGGTCATTATAGCATGAGAGCGGTCAAAATGGCATGACAAGTATTTGGGACGTAGCCCGATTGACTGTCCACTTGTATCCTCCTCTAAAAATTTTTAAAAAAAACGTTCCGATTTAGGATTTCATGCGTATATTGCTTCCATGTCAGATCTAGACCAAGAAATAAGCATCGATCCAGTTCTAGCCAAAATGGCTAAATACAAGGCTCAAAAGAGTCTTTTATTCCATACCCGGTACTTTTTCAAGAAAACATATAATCGGAAGTTTATAGTCGGACAACATCATAAAATTATCTGTGATGCCTTAGAAAGGGTAATGCAGGGTAAATGTAAGCGACTAATCATTAATATCGCTCCAAGGTACGGAAAAACTGAGGTAGCGGTCATAAATTTTATCACACATGGTTTATCTGTCAATCCTGCTGCTAAGTTTATCCATCTTAGCTACTCTGATGATCTTGCTCTTGACAACTCGGAAAGAGCTAAGACTATGGTCAACTCAAATGCCTACCAAGAACTATTCCCGGAGGTTGAAGTTAGTAAGGAGTCTAAAGCGAAAGACAAATGGTACACTACTGCTGGCGGCGGTGTCCTTGCTCGTAGTGCAAGTGGACAGGTTACAGGCTTTGGAGCCGGACTGGTTGATGATCCGGATGCAGATAACTTTTTACGTGATCTTGATAGTGCTACTTATGGTAAAGAGTCGTTTGGAGGAGCTATAATAATAGATGATCCGATTAAACCAGAGGATGCAGACTCGGACGTTGTTAGGGCAAAAATTAACTCCAGGTTTGACTCCACAATTAGAAACAGGGTAAACAGCAGGGATACTCCAATAATTCTGATTATGCAGCGACTACATCCGGAAGATTTGGCTGGATACCTGCAAAGAGAAGAAGAAGAGGAAGAGTGGGAAGTAATTGAGTTGCCTTGTCTTTTTGAAAACTCTCTCGGAGAAGTAGAAGCGTTGTGGCCGTTTAAGCATACGGTGGAGGAACTTTTAAAAATGAAGAAATCAAACGAGCTAGTATATGAAAGGCAGTACAATCAAAACCCGAAGCCTAAAGCAGGCCTTATGTTTCCTGCAGAAGATTTGAACTACTTCGAATTTGAAGAAACAAATGAAGAGGGCGATACGCTTCAAGAGCTTTTAGATGATGCAGAGTTCGTTTACCTAGCGGGCGATCCTGCGAATCTTGGCGGTGACGACTTTGCTGCTCCTGTCGGAAAACTTATTGGGAACAGGATATATATTACTGATGTTATCTATAATACTCTTGGAACAGATTATAACGAGACGAAAGTCTACGAAATGGTAATGAAGGAAAGAGTACATGCTGTCGGCATAGAAGGAGTGTTCGCCTGGAAGGATACTGCTATAAGAATTCGAGAAAAGCTAGACCGTAGAGGTTGGGAAGGCGAGTTTCGCATCCTGCGGCCTCGAACAGGCAAACATAGCCGGATAAACGCTCGAAGTGCATTTATAAGAAATCACTTCTATTTTATCAAAAATCATGAAAAAATGCCCGAATATAGCCGATTTATGAAGAATTTGACAAGTTATTTAAAGATACAGGCGCCCGGGCTTACTAATAGGCATGACGAAGCTCCTGATGTTTGCGAGATGATCGGAGGACATTACGAGCGTAATTTTACCCATGTCGACTGGCTCAGTAAAAGTCAAAGCGGTGAAGATGTTTAGTATTAAAAAATCATTTATATTTGCACTAATGTTAGAAGATGTAAATTTTAGGGGG